GGCTTGGCATACGCTTTGACCAAAGTTTTGATGGAAGACGGCGATCACATCCGTATCGGTAGCACATTCGCTAAGCACTTGGCTCAATCTATGATTGAAACCAAAGAAACATTGTGCGCTAACTTGTTGAACTTTGCGTTCACAGCTGGCTACACAGGTGGCGATGGTGTTACATTGATCAACACAGCACACCCAATCGCTAACGGCGCAACTTACAGCAACCAGCTCTCAACAGCTGCAGCTTTAAGCCAAACTTCTGTTGAGCAAATGCTCATTCAGATCCGTTCAGCAGTTGACAACAACGGTAAGCGTATCCGTTTGAAGGCTGAGCAGTTAGTTGTTCCACCAGCACTCGAGTTCCAGTCAGAAGTAATTCTGAAGTCTGTTCTCCGTTCTGGTACAGCTGACAATGATTTGAACCCAATCAAATCAACAGGCATGTTGCCTAAAGGAACGCACGTGGTTACACGTTTGTCCTCTAGCAAAGCTTGGTGGGTTCAGACTGATGCTGAAAATGGCTTGATGCTCGTAATGCGTCGTCCTATGGAAAAAAGTATGGAGGGGGATTTTGAGACAGATAGCATGCGCTACAAAGCAACTGAGCGTTACAGCACAGGTTGGCACGATCCACGCAACATCTACGGCACAGCTGGCTTGTAATCCAAATCCAGTAATGTTGTAAAATAGTAAAACAGCCACTTCACAAGAGTGGCTGTTTTCATGTATAATATTGGTATGAAATTAATTTCACGACAACAGGCAATTGAGCAAAAGTTAACCAGATATTACACTGGTGAACCATGCAAACACGGCCATGTTGCAGAAAAATTATTAAGCAATAGAACTTGTGTTGAATGTTTATTAATTAAAAAACATGAAAGATCACAAAGACCAGATGTAAAAGCTTTAGATTTAAACAGATTAAATAAACACGATAAAGCAAATCCACATAAAAAAGTAGCCCGTACTCGTAAGCGTCAAGCTGCATTATTACAAAGAGTTCCAAAATGGCTAACAGAATCTGAGCTTCGTATGATCGAAGCCAAATACTCTTTAGCAGCCATGCTCACGCGCGAGACTGGCATTATTCACCATGTTGACCACATTATTCCCCTACAAGGCAAAAAAGTGTCCGGTTTACATGTGTTTTCTAATCTGCGGGTCATCCCTGGCACAGATAACGTAAAAAAGTCAAATAGCTACCAAATTTAGGGCGGATTTTTTGCCCGTTGCGTATTAGTAAGTATGAGGAAGAATAATCCCATTCTGACCGCCGACCCTTCCCGGCAGGACGCACTCAGAGACAGCTTGGGATACCCACTGAGACCAAGGAACAGAACATGTCAACCACATTTACCGCGCCCATTCGCATCAACAAGCGCAATAACCCAACAAACAATGGCGTAATCGCCCCAGACAACACTGGCGCAGCAGAATGCACAGTACAAGCCCCTATCGTTGGTGGCGTAGCTACAGTTGTTGTACTACCAGCTGGTTCAATCATCGCTAACGTACGTGACTATGTTACTACAGCGGCTGGCACACCTAGTGCAACAAACGTTACCGTTGCTGGTACAGCAGTTGGCACATTGTCCGACGCTGCTGGTGTAAACACAATCACTTTTGCTTCAGGTTCTGCTGCAGTTGCCCTTTTGGCAAACGTTGGTACATCTGACGTAGCAGTTAGCTATACAGCTGGCGCAAGCGCAGTTGGTACATTTAGCGTAACTTACACACCACGTAACATCAACGGCACAATTACTCCATACGGTTCTGGTTTAACAAACTCCTAATTTAACTCTTAGGGAGTAACCATGCGTGAAATAATTGTAACGGCCGATAACACTGGGGCAACACCCCCAGTTGTGCTCGACCAATATATTTCCCCGTTTCAGGTAAACTATGCAAACTCGGGTTCTGGAACTGTTCAGGTTACCACAACCAATCCATTTCCAGTTAGCACAACGGGTCAGTATATTGCCCCATCGTTTAACTGGATTTCAGCTCCAGCATCAGCACCAAACACAGCAACATATTTAACACAGCCATATCGTGCTATTCGTCTGTCTGGTGCTACACAGGGTGATACGCTTACAGTAATCCAATCCGGAGGCATATAATGCCAGTATACCTCGATACTCGGGGTAACAGCGTATTATCTGTAGCAATATGCGACAGATGCTCCCGTAAGTTTGCCTATACAGAATTAATGCCCGATCCAAACTTTCCCGGTATGCGGGTTTGTAAGGACGATAAGGATAATTTTGACCCTTGGCGTTTGCCAGCGCGTCAAACAGAGAATATTGCGTTGCGTTTCCCCCGCCCAGATGTATCGGTTGCAACAGGCCCAATTGGTGGTAACTTACTAAACACAGGACCGTTGAACGGTAATGAGTTTTTTGTTACTCAGACTCCAGAGCAGGCCACAACCGCTGGTGAATCAGGCAACATAACAGAATAATAAAATGGCCAATCAGAGCATATCACAACTACCAGTAGCAACAGGGCCACTCACTGGCAATGAGCTATCGGTTATCGTGCAAAATGGGGTCACTAAACAGACTCAACTGCAAGCTATTGCCAATCTAGGCGGTCCAGCAGGCCCACAAGGTCCGATTGGCCCCCAAGGCCCACGTGGCTATGCAGCCACAATTCAGGTCTACTCGACCACAACAGGCCTACCCGGGACGAATGCGAGTGTCACCAACGCAGGCTCGATTAACGACGCCTACTTAGAGTTTGTCATTCCACGCGGCGATCAGGGCATCCAAGGTGCAACAGGCGCTACCGGCGCTACCGGCGCAACTGGTGCTACAGGCCCACAAGGCCCTCAAGGTATTCCCGGAGCTGGTGTACCGATTGGTGGAACAACTGGCCAAATTCTGTATAAAGTAAGTAATGCAGATTACGACACCAGCTGGGAAAATGTACCAGTAATTGGCGTAACATCTTTTCAAACATCTTTATCTGGACTAACACCGTCTACCTCAACCACTGGCGCAGTAACCCTGGCTGGTACGTTGGGTGTGGCAAGCGGCGGGACGGGAGCTGTAACCCTAACCGGTTATTTGAAAGGTAATGGAACCAGCGCAATTACTGGTTCGGCTACGATCCCCACAACGGATCTCAGTGGCACCATTTCAAATGCCCAGTTGGCGAACAGTGCTATCACAATTAATGGCACACCAACCAGCCTAGGCGGCTCGATCAACGTTGGTACAGTGACAAGCGTATCTGGTACAGCGCCAGTTGTTTCATCTGGCGGCGCAACGCCGACAATTAGTATGGCCGCTGCAAGTGCTTCTGTCAACGGCTATTTGACAAGCACAGATTGGAACACCTTTAACAATAAGGGTAGCGGTTCTGTAACATCAGTATCCGGAACTGGCTCAGTAAACGGTATCACGCTTACTGGCACAGTAACAACTACAGGCAGCCTAACATTAGGCGGCACATTAAGCAATATCAGTAATAGCCAACTTTCAAACAGTTCGATCACTATTAACGGTAATAGTGTCAGTTTGGGCGGCTCGACAACAGTTACAGCCACAGCAACAAACGCATTAACAATTGGTACAGGACTGTCTGGCACAAGCTACAACGGTTCTACACCAGTTACAATAGCGTTAGCAAATACCGCAGTAACCCCTGGAGCGTACGGATCACCAAGCCAAACTCCACAGATTACTGTAAATGCACAGGGTCAGATTACTTCAATAGTAAACGACACAATTAGCATTCCTGCTAGTGCAATTAACACAACTATCCCAAATAGTGGATTGACAAACAGCGCTATCACTGTTGGTGGCACGTCAATCAGTTTGGGCGGATCTGGATCATTCCCGTTAACAAACCTAACTGATGTAAACGTAAGCGGACCCGTGTTGGGTCAGCTATTAGGGTGGAATGGATCTAACTGGGTAAACGTATCAAATAATCCAAGTGGTAGTGCTGGTCAAGGCATTAGTTTTTGGAATGCTACACCACTGATAACTGGTACGGGAACAAATAATACCCTACCAATCATTACATTAGCAACAACTCCAGTAACCGCAGGTGGTACACAGACAGCGTCGTCCAATCCTAATGCAAATACTGTTGCTGCAATTGGTTTACAATCTGCACCATTAGGAAGAACAGTATTAGATGCAGGTCAATGGACGTTTGATATTTACATTGGTGTTAACTCTACCGCAGGTGGAAGAACCACCACCTTTACTAGAAATACATATCAAATTACACCATCGTCTGCAACAGGTGTAACATTAACAACAAGCGGCGCGGGAACTTCTAGAACAGTAACGGCATCTGCCTCTTTCTTCAGCACAGCTGTAGCATCTGCCACTAACACTGTAGCAGATTACTTAGAAACACCACAGGGTCTTTACCAGATTACGGCTAAGACTTCTAACACAGTTGTTACTATCGCCGTACCGATTACTTACGTAAACGAGACATCTGTAAATGGTAGTCTTTGGCATAATTTGTTTGGAATAACATCACCAAATATTACTAATATTACGCCTAACTATGGTCTGTATGTAGTACAAACTACACAGCCAGCGTTTACAATTAACGCAACTGACTCTTTAGGCGGTATTGGATTTACCACTTCAACAGCAAATACAGTAGTAACAGCTGCATATAACGGCACACAGTATTCATCTAATGTATTAACGCCATTAGTAACTTTGCATGATGGCCTTGGTGGTTTACAGGGTGGATCTGCAAATGAGTATTACCATTTATCAAATGCAGAGTATACAGGCACAGGAAGTGGCGTTTTTGTAAGAGCATCAAACCCAGTATTAACAGCGCCAAACCTTGATACGCCAACGGCAGTAACATTAACAAATGCAACAGGCCTGCCATTAACAACTGGCGTTACAGGAATATTACCTGTTATTAACGGTGGTACAGGAGCATCAACCTTAACAGGTTATGTTTATGGTAACGGCACGTCGCCAATGAGTGCCAATACAACAATACCAAATACGGCAATCACTGGACTTGGCACGATGTCAACGCAAAATGCGAACAACGTGAACATCACAGGCGGAACAGTTTCCGTGGCCACAGTGACTGCAACTACCGGTATTTTTGGCGGAACTTTCTAAGAGGATATTATGGCAACGCCAATGACAACTTCCCTAAGTGCAGCAGGAATCAGTGCAGTCGTTCCGCTGGACTTAAATATTACCCCGATTAACGTCGGTTTAGCAGTAACTTTAACACCCGGTGCAGTAATGACATACACCGTGGAGCACACATACAACAAGATCACAGACCAAGCATCTATTGACGCAGCAACATGGTTTCCATTTTTGTCAAACGTGCAAACATCTGCTGACGGATTTTATGCGTATCCTGTCGTGGCGGTTCGATTTAGAATTACAGCATATACAACGGGGACGGCAACATTACGTGTAGTTCAAGCTGGTATCTAACAAATGGCTCAACAATATTTTGCCAGAGTTTACGGCTCAGTCTATGGTACACCCACAGCATCAGGGTTTACAGCTGTTGCAGAATCATACGAATTTTCAGTTCCCAATAACACTTGGGTTATAGAGCATAATTTAAACACTACTCGTTATATGTTAGATCTGTTTGACACTAACAATAAAAAGTTTTTTGCTTCTACTCAAGCTACGTCGGAGAGTGAAATCGTCATTAATTTAACCGAGGCAATGTCTGGTCGCGCTAACGTGATCTTCATTGTATAACAATTGAATGACACTTTATGGAATTTAAGATTGCAGTTCATAAGCGCGAGATGCATTTCGCTGCTTATATTAAAGCGAATGGTGGCGAGCTAATAGGATACAAGGACAATATGTTCCATTTCCTCAGCGATACACCGGAGGTAGATTGGCGAGTAAAACATGCTAGTTCTGATGCATTAAGAGTTGATCAGGAACTACTAGTGTTGAGACGTTTTGTAGTTTAATTAATTGGGTCGTGTCGAGATAAATCTATAACAATTATTTGGAGTAATGACTCATGGCGAATTTCCCAGTATTTCATGGCATAACCTTAGCGGCCAATGCCTATGTCGAGAACTTGAATCTCGAAATCCTCTCAACAGACCCAACACCGGTTGCTGCTGGTCGTGTTTGGTTCAATTCAGTTGAGAAAGTTGTAAAGTATTCTGCACTTGATAGCACTGGTGCTGTTGTAGTTAAGACAATCAGCGATGTTGACTCTGCTGCTGCTGCTCTTGAGACTGTTCGTGCTTCTTTAGCATCTGACATCTCTGCAGAAGCTTCTGCTCGTCAAGCTGGCGATGCTGCTACTTTGGCTTCTGCTGGTGTTTACACC